ACAATGATTTGTCTATGTACTACAATAGTAATGCAACTCAGGCTTTCATAGCCAACACGCATTATGCCTTTCATTTCTACTATTGCAAGCGAAGACGCAAAGCAGTCTTCTAATACAAAAGACAATTACTTGAATCCTTCAAGTATTAAAAGCGGACAAAAAGTTCGTTTCGCTTTGTTAGCAGAAGAGCCTTATATGTTCTACGAACTATGGGGTAATGACGTTAACGATCCCCAAAAGCGTAAACCATTCCGTTTTACAGAAGATCCTACACCAGAGGACATCACACATAAATTAGGTGACGACTTTGTAAGATCTCTTGGAAGGGATGGTAAAGCCTTTGAACCTTGCAGAATTGCACACGCAGTTCCCGTCTATAACTATGACCTGGAGCGTGTACAAGTATTCTCTTGGACTCAAAAAACAATCACTCAACAGTTTGATGTTATTAGTCAGCTAGAAGATTATGCCGATTCTATGACTGACTGTGACTTCTATCTATCTCGTGCAGGAGAGGGCACGGATACAAAGTACACTGTACAAGCTGCTCCTAAGAAAAAAGCAATGGCTAAAACCGTTGATGATGAGTGGGATACTGTCCAGGGTGATGGATTTGATCTAACAAGATTAATTGACGGAGGAGATCCTTTCAAAGAAGAGGAATAATTCGCCATTCATAGGGGGTCTACTATTGACTCCCTTTTATTTTGCTGTATATTAATTATGGGAACGTGTATTTATTATCCATTCATGGGAACGCTAGACAAACAAAACGCACTAGCATCTCTCAGAACATGGAATCTAATTCAAGATAATAGTGGACCGTACAGAGTCTACCGCGATGGTGACGACAACATATATCACTCAGTTACACATATTTTAAAAGAAACTGCACCCCAACATACAAAAGATGCCCTTGAAAATTGGCTTAAGAAGACGGATTCAGCCTTGGAACGTGACATTGCCTGTGAAAGAGGAAAGCTGGCTCACTCTCATGCAGAGTTTATTCTCAAACTTGGAGCAAAATTTGCCAGACAAAACTCAAATAAACGAGGTATATGGAGAACTGGTGATGATGGATTGGAACGCTGTCCGAAAAAAGTCACTCAATGGGCCTTATCGAAGGCAGCCGAGTCCGCACCGCGTGTTAGCTGGAGTGCGTCAGGCTACGCAAGAGGTTTACGATCATTCATCATGGAACGTGTAACGGCCATTCATGCAGTAGAATTTTCGGTCTATAAGCAAGGACTAGGATTTGCTGGTACAGCAGATGCCCTACTGGATATAGATGGAAAGGGGCCATTCATAGTGGATTGGAAAACAGCTAAAGAAGTAAGATCTGACGATATGATCGAACAATTCTGTCATCAACTTGGAGCGTATAGTATAGGATTGGAAAGTCTAACGGGTATAGCACCAAAATACGGGGCAGTAGTAGTTGCCCGTAGAAGTGGGAAGCCACAAATAAAGCTCCTCAATTCTCTCGAATTAGAAGGAGCTAAGAGTATGTTTATTAAAAGAGTGGAACGTTATCAAAAAAAGCTAAAAGAATTAGCTATCGTCTAATTTTTTATCGCGTACAACCATAGGACAGCTAGATTCAACTACATAGTCAATAATTACATCTTTATTTAAAAAAGTATGTGACCAATATTTTGGATTAACACCCGAATTTAAGTCTATTACATATAGTTGGGTCGGATATTTTTGAAGTAAGAAATCAATAAACTGTATTCTTAAATCATTATTAGAAAGATTAAATCCAGAGGTAATAAATACCACTGGATCGTCTTTATCAACATGACCGAACACTGTATAGTGTGTAAGATTATTCATGTATTTCTTCTTCCCAATCTACATGAAAGGAGTCAATATCTTCTTTATCAACTTCGTATAGATCAGAAAATTCCCAATCTCCATCTGGATCGTGAGAAAAATCTCCCCCATCAAAATTCCTCCAATGTTCATAAACTTTTTGTTGATCTACATTGTCTGGTGTAGTTATATAAAGATGATGACAAGTCATGGAAGTGACTGTTAATTTAAAATGTTTACTCATAATCTGTCTCCATAGGAAAAAATTTATCATCAGGATCGGGGTAGACCCCACAATCCTCTAGGTATTGGATCGCATCATCTTCACGCTGGCTATCCAACGCAGATTGATGATTATGTAAAAAGGAGTCCATTACGCTATCTCCTCTATCTCAGTAATTTCAGAATCAGATAACTCAATGTTATATTCTTCAAAAAATTGTGTTTTAACACAGTCAATATATTCTTGTATTGAATCGGCCTCAAAATTATTGTAGGCAAATTCAACTTTGACTATTGATTGGTACGTTTTCATACTTTTTTAAACCTCGTAAGTAATTTTGAATATAGTTCGATACCTTTGTAATACGCTAGGCTATCTCCATCAGCTAACGCAGCTTCAGCAGTATCTAGCACATTATCTAGAATGGTATCTTTATTATCTTTAATCTTTTTAGATGGATCGGGTTTAGCCTGTTCCCATTTGTATAGATTAAAAGAGTCTTTA